TGGACCGAAGAAGTAACAATCAATGACTAGTAATCTAACACTCTGCACCCTTACATTAGGTGCTTTCTTTACTATTCCTTTCATCCTATTCTTTCACTAATTCATGACATCTCCAACTGATAAAATCATTGATCGTAATGTACTTCAAGATCAGTATATTCAGAAGACTATTGATAGTTTAGACCTTGATGATTGTCTGGCAATGTTATATGATTATATCAACAAAGACACTAACTCATTAACATTGAATGAACTGATAGAAGACGTGACTGAGTATTACCCTGAACTGCTAAATGACTGAACCTGTCTCATTACATTCAACTTCTACAATGATCTCAAATCTCTCAAAAATCAAACCTAAACTAAGAACAACTGGTAGGGTATCTGGTAACTTTGGCAAGAATAAAGTCAGAGCAGGAAGCACACTTAATGAGGTAGGATTAACCAGTAAAGAGTCAGTAACTGTAACTAGACCAAGTGATTACATAGCAAGGTTATATGATGCATTTGATAAGACAAACGATGAGAGATTGAAGAGGTTTATTTACACTCAAATTCGTGATTATCTCATACAGACTAATCAATGGTGAGTGTAATCATATAGGGGTGGATATTCTCAAATCACCCTTATTTTACCCCCATAAATAGCACTTTTTTAATTAAATAACGTATTAAATGTCTTTTTAAATGTATATGCGTTGTTTATCTCTTTCTTAAATCTTTTGGATCGCAGTAACTTAGCAGGGTATCTATGGTGTCTTCAGAGTATCTCAGCAGTGCATTTATAGTCAATTAAATGTCTCTGGGTGTCGTTTAAATGCTCTCAGGTGTCGTTATCTTAGGCGTCGTATCATAACACGAACGCCCGCAGAATACAAGGGGACCGGAAGATTTTCTGGCACACGATCAGTTTTTTAAATATCAGGATCTCTTATAGGATTTCCCCCCGATTTGTATTGACAACCCCACCAAGATTTGGTATGATTATTGTTAGTTACCTCGGAAGTGTTCTATAGATGAGGGGAGGCAATCGCACCCCGCCCACTATCACAAACCTCACAGCAAATGTCAGTCAATTCTGCACAGTCTCTGGTAAATCTGATTGACAGAGTTGCCACAGAGACAGGGCATAAAGTGACAGTGACTGTGCTGCAATCTGCGACCAAAAAGTATCGCAAATCAGCATGGACTAAGTAACACAATAGACCGCAATGTCTATAAACTAAGTATCACAAACCACTCAACACTTTTCTCTTTTAATTATGAACCGCGATCTGGCAATTGGTCTCCTGTCCCGTGCATCTAACGGCGACGATCTTCTGGCAATTCTTGATAGTCTCGCAGCAGGTCAGGATGACACTCAGCAGGAGGATATTCTGTTCTGATTATAACATACTATGGGGGCAGTTGGCAACACTCTGCCCCTGTATGTGTGACAGTTAAATAACAGTCTATCGGCAGTATATGGCGGCGGTTGTTGATATCGTCGCGGCGGCGAAGCGATGATAAAAAAAGGGTCCTTCCCAACCTACAGAGGTGACAAATCGACTTCGATATCTCTCTATAATAAAAAAATCTCCGGACAGAAAATATGAGACACAGATGGTCTTTCATAAAAGTCGTGTTTGCGGGGTGGTTAATACGCAGTTTGCCGAGGGGTCTTCCACAACCCTTCGGTTTTTTGTTCTGGACCATTCTCGGTATTATCGTAGTAACCGCCCTTGGGTAAACCGCCCTTTGACCCCCACCAAGATCCATGCTATATACCGTATATTGAGAAAAAAATCTAAAAAATTTTTATGACTTCTAAAGTTTATCATATCTACGCAAAGGGAAAATGCATTGCTCATAGTATACCTGAGAGTGATTTCAAGGAAACATGGGAGACGATGCAAATCCTCGTAGGATTAACGAAGACTGATTATGAAGTAGAGGATTTAGATTATGAAGAGGTTGTACATACACACTCACAAGAAGAAGCATCTTATTGAATTGAGAGCATTGACAACATAGATTGATACTGTTAAACTAACACTGAACATACATTAACGTTATGGCAAAAGGATTCACTGTAAAAGCAAAAGCACCAACTGTAGAGAAGAAAGCAGATTGGGATTATGATGCGATCAAGGATCGTATGCGTGGGAAGAAGATTGTATTCTGTCTACCTGGTCGTGGGTGTTCATATACCTTCTTGAAAAACTTTGTACAGATGTGCTTTGATCTAGTACAAAATCAGATGAGCATTCAGATCTCACAGGACTATAGTTCGATGGTGAACTTTGCTCGTTGTAAGTGTCTAGGTGCTAACGTACTACGTGGTCCGAAGCAAGTACCTTGGGATGGTAAGTTAGAGTATGATTATCAATTGTGGATTGATAATGACATTGTGTTTAACACGGAGAAGTTCTGGCAACTCTGTGATATGGCATTTCCTGCAGAAGCAGTCAATGAGGATGACACAGTTGATCAGGATAAACTCCGTCCTATCACTAGTGGTTGGTATTCCACAGAAGATGGTAAGACAACATCCGTAGCACACTGGTTGGAAGAAGATGACTTCAAGAACAATGGCGGAGTCATGAATCATGAAACCATCGAGTCAATCAGCAAGCGTCGGAAGCCCTTTACAGTGGATTACACTGGTTTTGGTTGGGTACTGATTCAGAATGGTGTCTTTGAGAGTATGGAGTATCCTTGGTTTGCTCCGAAGATGCAAGTCTTTGATAGTGGTGAAGTACAAGATATGTGCGGTGAGGATGTATCATTCTGTCTTGATGCAAAGGAAATGGGTATGGAGATCTGGTGTGACCCCCGGATCCGCGTGGGACACGAAAAGACTCGGGTAATCTGATATGACACGAACGTATAATATTCTCTATAAAGGCCGGAAGGTCTACTCGGATCTTTCTCCAGAAGAAAGCACTGAAGTCCTTACAGAATTTGCAGAGAAATATTATACTGATGATGACTTTGATCTTAATGAATTAGAATTAGAGGAGATTTTAAAATGATGACGAAAAATACTGGTGAGTTCCAAGGGGGATCACCAAAGAAAACAAGGCAAGGAAAGAGTGCTCGAACTCTTCTCTCAGCAACCTCTCGTAATGGTAAAAAGAAAGCATACAGAGGACAAGGCAAGTAACAGATGGGTTATTATCCACAATTACAGTTAATGACATACTTAGCACCCAGTACCGTTTGTAACGGTGTGGGTGTTTTTTCTTTAGTTCATATTCCAAAGGATATAATTATCTTTAAACCGAGTGCTATGACACAGAAGGTGCCATGGGATAAGGTAAGTCCTGAGATTCAAAAGAAGATGCAGGAGTTATGTTATTGTGATAAAGAAGGATTTTGGATTGATGATAGTTTAGATCGATTAGGTCATCAGTATTATATAAATCATTCACATACACCTAACGTATCATATAATAGTGTAAATAATTGTTTATATGCAATGGTTGATATTAAACCTGATATAGAACTCTTAGATTATTACTTTCCCGAGGACAGAGATTGGCATACTTAAATCATAATCTACCAACATTTACTTGTTATATTCGTAATGAGTTTCTGTTCAATCATAAAAAAGGTCACGGAGAGGTTACTTTATGTGACGTACATAGTGTAGCGTCCTTAGAGAAGCACGTACCCCTCTTTGAGGTCTTTCTAGAGAACGGGGTCAACTGGACACGTAGACCGATACATTCTCTATGTTGGAAAGAAGATGCACCAAAACCAGAATTAAACGAATGTATGTGGTGGGATTGCTTCTCACCTTATATTGATGTACAAATTCGTTCAAGACTTGCTGGTTTGAGAGCAGAACTAATCAATTATAAGAATCAACGTAATGAAGGTATCTACATGTTTACGTTAGATTGGTCATGGGAGTCTAAATCAACCCTAAATACTAACTTTAGTGAGACACCTGAGCATAAATGTGCTCATTTCTTCAAGATGGACAATGGTAACTTCTATGCATACCCTAATAATAAGATCTTATGGTATGACGATGCATGGACAAAGGACCGAATTACTGAAAATCCAGGTTTTGAAATTGATTTGACGGAATACTCAGTTGAGAATACCCGTAAAATCGAGACTTCAGACGACTTTATGTACGAAATTAACCAAGTAGGTGGATGAAATGCCCGAAAACAACGAAAAGATGCTCCGTGAAATTGCTTTTGATGCAAGGACACCCAAGAAAACTGACAAACTCAAGGAAAATGAGATTTTTGAGTATGTAGAAGATGAAGTAGAGAAAAAGGACGAGAACAAAACTCTCTTTGGTTGAATAAATAAGGTATATTTACGTTAATATACCTTAAAAGTGCCTGTAGAACGCATATCACAGTCCTTTAAGGACCTAAGTCCCACCTTAAAGGTCAATCCAATTACTGGAGACTTAGTAGCACTTAAAAATTCTAATGCAATTGCGCGTTCTCTTAAAAATTTGGTCTTTACTGACCAAGGAGAACGCTTTTTTGCTCCAGAAACAGGTGGAAATGTCAAATCATTGCTGTTTGACAACATGGATTCATTAGTTGCATCTAGAGTTGAAAACTCAATTACTCAAACAATTGCATTTAATGAACCAAGAGTTGAACTTATCAGTGTTAAGGCAACACCAAACTTTGATGATAACGAAATAGACGTTCGTATTCAATATAAAATCATTGGATTGGAACTTGAACCACAACAGTTAGAATTCGCGTTACAACCCACACGATAATGCCACTAGTTAATTTTTCAAATCTAGACTTTGATCAGATCAAAGACTCGCTCAAGGATTATTTGAGGTCGAACTCGGATTTTACTGACTATGACTTTGAAGGGTCTAACTTATCGGTTATTATCGATACCCTTGCATATAACACATACCTCAACTCTTATAATGCTAACATGATTAGCAATGAGGTATTCATTGATAGTGCAACGTTAAGAGAAAATGTTGTATCTCTCGCAAAGAATGTTGGA